GGCATTGAGTATGGGCCAACCCTGGTAGGTTGTGCCATTACGAACCGCCCTTTCGTGCATCGCAATGATGCCATTGACCCTATTCTATCTTTTGACCGAACCATCTATGATGAAGTCAAGCCTGAATGGGAACGGGTTGAAGATTACACTGGAAAGATTCAACTCGACTACGCTGGAACTGACTCGACTACTGCTGACAGTAGCGCAGTTTATTATATGTATTCACCCATTTTTATTAGCGAAACTGAACAGAAAGGAGGCAAACCAATGCCGGAAAAAAATGATACTGCATTGGAACAGCCAACCACCACGCAAATTCAGGCATTAGAATTGCCTGATGGCACGCAAGTAACTGCGGCTGATGTTCAGGCTTTGATGGCTACTGTCAATGAAAGTCGGCAGAAAGCCAAACAAGCTGACATTCAGCGCATTGTTGATACCGCCAAGAATCGGGGTGTAGCCCCGGCGGTGCTCAGCATTGCAGAAGCGTTGCTTGACAAAGCCGAACCTGATGCTCAGGCGGTGGTTAAGCTGGAAGATGGTGTGGAAGTCAACACCTTCAATGCAATCGCTAAATTGCTGGAAATTGTTCCCGGGAAAGAAATGACTGAAAAAACCGAAACGATTGAAGGCGAAAAACCAAAAGCGGTCAAGCACGAAAAAGTTGAATTGTCGTTGGATGAGGCTGAGAATATGGCGCGTGAAGCCCGTAAACGCCTGAACATCGGCAGTCCTCAGCAAGTCGAATTGGCTCAATAAGCCAGAAAGGAAAGATAAGAAATGCCAGTTTCTCCGGTAATTAGTTCTTATGAAGGCATTAAGGGTAATCTTATCGCCGCTGGTGAGCCTACTATGGCCTCATACACGGTTGATTACCAGTATGTCACCGAACTGACTCTGCCTGGCAGTGGAGACAGTCGGAAAATTGTTCAAGAGGGGCAAGTGATGGCTTTAGACCCTTCCAGTCGCAAAATTGTACCGAATTACAGTGCTTATGGCTTCAGTGCTGTCGGTGTCAACGTGCAAGATGTTGACGTAACCGATGGTGACGAGGCTTTGGGTATTGTCTATGACGGTACTGTGGCTGAACCTGTTTGTATTGATAATGGTACGTTGGGTACGGTACTGGCAGCTACCAAGACTGCTTTGGCTGACCGTATTCAATTTACCCGCAAAGCACGGTTATAAGGAGGATTTGAGATGCCAACCACTATCCCTGCATTTTTGCGTAATCCTCAACTTACCGGCTATGTCCGCACGACTGATGTCCCTAAAAACTACTTGTTTGAACGGTGGTGTCCGTCTGAGGGTGTTGAGGCCGATGAGTTTGAAGGTTTAGTTGTACTAGATCAAGTTCAAATGGCTCCGTTTGTAGCGGTTGACGCTGAATCGCCTAAAATCAACGGTGATTTGATGTCAAGTTATAAATGGCAAGTAGCTTTTATGCGCCATAAGGCTCGCTTCAAAGAAAGTGATTTGCGGGTTTTTTGGGAACCGGGTGTTGATGACCCGAATACGCTGGCTTTTGCTTCCAGCCGAGCGCGTGAAACGAAAATTCGCCGGACGATTGATGCCCTGAGTATGGGTGTTGACGCCCGTAAAGAATGGGTTTTCTGGAACGCGATGGCTGGTAGTGTAGCCTACGATGATGAAAACATTCAGTATGAAGTCAACTTTGACGGGGCTTACATTGGTTCATCGAATCGCAAAACCCCCGATACGTTGTGGAGTGCAGCCAGTCCGACTCCCATCACTGATCTGTCAGATTGGATTGAAGAAATCAGTGATGAAAGCGGAATTGATGAATGGATTATGGTCACTACACCCAAAGTGCTTGGCCTGCTTTCTCGCAGTGAACAAGTGCGGCAAATGTGGTCTGTGTTCCGGTCTAATCCTGCCGCGGCTGAACCTGACAGTCTGAACCCTGTTACACCAGTTCAAGTCAGCGGGGCGATGCAACAGTTGGGTATTATGGAAGTAATCAAATACACAGCTAAGTACACATCTTTGACTTACGCGGTTAATAAAACTGCTACTCGTACCAAGACCCGCTTCATCAACGACAACGACATCTTCCTGCTACCTGCCAATCAGCAATTGGGACGTTTCGCTTCTGCTCCGGCAATGGCAAACAACTGGATGTCCGGTAAGTTCGGGTGGAACAAGCAAGAAACTGACCCGTGGGTGCTGGAAGTTGGGGCTGGGGAATACGCCTGGATTGACTTCCCGCCTCCTATGCACAACAGCGTTCTGCAAGCTCGCGTAGCGTAAGGTTTGGATAATGGCTAACAACGGCGATATTACATACATTGATATTGAAGCATTTCTAGCACTTGGTCGCGATTTTCCCGAAACAAGTACCACGACTTTGACCCAGAGTGATGTTGATGAGATATGTACTAATATCAATGCCGATGTAAACCTCATCCTGGAACGATTAGGTTTCGAGTTGCCGGTCACTGGCACAAATTCTGTCGAATGGCTGGAACTGACCAAGAAATTCGGGGCGGCTTCACTGGTAATTGATTCGCTTGGAGCGCAAAACTCTGAGGAAGAAAATACCAGAGCCACCCGTTTCTGGACTAGATACACTCAACGACTTGATGACCTGATTTCATCCGGTGGTGAAATTCTAACCGATGCGCCGGTTCAAACTGACCCAATGCCCTCCCGTGTACCTACGGTTTATGGGCAACGGGTCAGTTCCAGGCGAAAAAGATACCTAAGATTTCCACAAAGGGCCGCGGCTGACCAATACGATGATGAAAATGCAGTCCGTAGTACCAGGGCTGGTTGGAAATCGTCTATTAGGGGCTGGTAATGTCACTATTGACACCTGAAGGTATCCTCAGACAAATACTGACCACGTATGAAAATGAGTACGCTACATCGCTAGCGACTGTACAATCAAACTGGTCATCAATTGAGGATATTGAACTGGAAGATTTCATCACTAGGCAAATTGCCAGCGATCCGTCATCGCTCGATAAACAGTGGCTTTTACCGGCATTATCTGCCACAATGGGAACTATCAGGGAATCTACCGAAACCGGCACAATGCAAATGATGTCAACCTGGTACGATATGCAAACAATGATTACTTACTACTTCCAACATCCCGATGCAACGATACTGGCTAAGATAATTAGCAGACACGTTGAAGCTACGCTTGATTTATTCAAGCGGTATCCTGGATTCGGATTTCAATCAGGCAAGAGTAAAATCGTACCGGGAACAATCCAGTTTATCCCCAGCCGTGTTACCCCCAGAGGGAACGTAATGGCAAAGGGGTTAATGGTGCAGTTTAATTACAGGTTCTTGAATTATGCAGGTTAGTTTTGAGTTTGACGTTGACCCATTCGATGTAGCTTCCACCTTGCCACAAATGGTTAATGAGTGGCGAAAAGAAGTGGCATTGTCGTTTGACGAATGGGGGAGAGAAATGACCAGCATTGCTTTTGAGTTGAGTCCGTCTGACAAAATCAGAAACGTTGATAATAGACGCAGACCTGAAAGCGAATCGTTTAAGAACTTTTGGGAATATCAAATTAACTTTGATGGAACTGACCCCAAACTTGAGATAGGGAACACTGATGAAAAAATGCCATTCATCGTATTTCCTACCAGCGGTGGAGCTACAATAGTTCCGGCAGAAAAAGATTATCTGGTGTTTTACTGGATGTCAAAAAATAGCTGGAATAAGAAATTTTCTGTTAAAAAGGGTGCAACCCCAGGTCAACCTGTCCACGAATGGGCAATTAACGAATTCAACATTGACCAACATCTATCTGATTTGGTCAGATAACTACAGGAGGTATAAATTATGCCTAACTTTTGGCAAGAAGGGGTAAACGAAGGCAACATCGTTGGCGGGCCAGCACGTGTTCTGGTCAGCAAGCGATCTGTAACCACTTATCCCGAACTCATCAGTGATGTACTTGACCTGACCACATATCAACCCCAAGCTGATTGGTACGATGTTGGTCACACCAGCGAAGCCTTTGCTAATACAAGTGGTTTTGACACTACGAATTGGGTATCTCAGCAAAGCGGTATTATTAACGTGCAGGTTGGTAATTGGAACCGACGCATTAGCCTGACATTGATGGAAGGGCGCAACAATACCGTGATGGACTTGGTTCACGAAGCTGAGGGACGCACGTCTAATAGTGATGGCGATGAGGTTGAATATTTCTATGACAAATCGAACATTACCGAATGGCGCGTGGCGGCAATCAGCTTGCAGGAAAGTGAAGTAGCTGGCGAGAATATGATTATGGACGTATTCCCGTTCTGTAAGCGTTCCGGTGCAGACAGCGAAACCAGTTGGTCACGTTCCGATCCGCAAACGCACACGTTGGAAATGATTCCGTTCCCTGAACCGGATGCGCCGTATGACGCGTCGTGGTATCGTGTCAGCCAGACTTAATGAGATAAGGGTGATAAATGGCTAAAAAGACCAAACGTATATTTGACCCTGAAATTTACATTGTAACATTTGGGGGGAATGAGTATGAGATTTCCCCCCAACCAATTGAGCGCGTGATTAAATTTCAGCAAGCAATTGAAGAATTGCTGGATAGTTTATCAGACTTTTCGACAAAATACTTTGTCATTGATGAAGATGGCAACCGTTACGGGCCATACGATGACAGCAATGAGGCTGAAGCTGTAGCTAATGGAAATAATGGCTCAGTCGAAGAAGAACGGGCCGGAGTCGAAGAATTTCTTAATGCTATTGTCGTTTCTCCGTATTACGCGTTCAAGGTTGTTGTGCCTGATTTGGTTGAAGATGATGTAAAACGATCATCGTTCCCTGAACTGAAAAATGCACTGGATGTTGTGGTAGAGGTCAACGGCATTGGCTGGCTGGAATCGTTTGTAAAAAAAACAATAAGTCCAATGATACCGGAAATAATGTCAATAATCGTCAAGTCAACACAAGAGGTTTTGGCAGATTCTACCGGGACAATAGCGGAATAAATTGGGGGGATACGATAGATGATATAATCATCTCATTGGCAGGGACACCCTACAACATCCCCCCTGCTACGCTACTAACACAATGGACAGTGCCGCAGGCGTTGTATGCGTACATACGTCAAACGGAAGAACAAGCAGCCGATGCTCGCCAACAGTTTTTACTGACAATGGCAGCTATCGGCTCTGTTTTTTCTAAGGATGGCGACAAAATTGCCAAGCGATTTCTTGAAACTTTTGACGGTGGTGTTATGTCAAAAGAAGAATTAGTCGAAACATTATCTGATAGCCAGAAAACAGTTTTATTTGGGAAAATAGAAGATGGAACCAAAAGAAGTTCTGATTAGAATATTATCAAAGTTTGATGATGCTGGGGCAAAAGCGGCTGAGGCTTCGATTAAGCAACTGAAACAAGCGGCTTCCACTATAGCTAGTGAGGGGGGTAATAAAAACGCGGTCAATTTAGCAATGAAACAGGCTAAGATTGCTACTGCATTAGAAAAAGCCTGGCAGAAACAGGCGCAAGCCGCGACACAAGCAGCTAAAGCTGACACACAAGCAGCACAGAGCATTGAAAGGGTATCAGTAAGTTCAAATAAGGCCACCTTAGCTTTAAGTAATCTTGGCAACAAACTTAAAACATCATTGTCTGGATTAGGCTCAAGAACTCTTGGCGATTTAACTTCTGGTTTCAAAAAAGCAACAAGAGCGGGGGATTTATTTTCGAACTCGCTAAAACGTGTCGGTTCAAACTTCAGGTCACTGACAGGCGGTATTCTATCCGCTATCAATCCTTTAAGAATTTTCCAAACTGGCTTTGGCCGCGTAACAATGGGTCTGGCAACGTGGGAAGTTTGGCGTAATGTTAAATATGGTTTTGAGGCAATGGCTGATGCGGCAGTGACAGCCAATGCTAAGATGCAAACAGCAATGGGGGCATTTACTGCTTTCAGCGGAGGTAGCACCCAATCTGCTCAAACATTTATAGACATTCTAAAACAAATGTCTATTGAAACTGGCGTTGCCTTTGACGCTTTGTTGGATGGAGCAAAGGCGTTACCAACAAAAATAGGACAAAATTTCAAGGCATTTGAAGATATTGTTAAGACTGCCATTGCTTTAGGCTTCTTAGACCCCGCTCAGGGTGTGGAAGGGGCTTTCTTTGCTTTACGCAATGCTCTGGAAGGTGGAGCGCAAGGGCTACGCTCTTTGGTGCAAAGATTTGAGATTGGAACTGTCAGTGAATTTAATGACGCTTTGGCTGAAACTGGTGATGTTCTGTCAGCTTTGCAGTTAATGCTCAAAAGAACAGGACTTGATGTCGAAAACTTTATTGGCAGTCAAAAAAATACATTCCCCGTTGTGCTTAATGCCATTAAGTCAATTTTAAGAGAACTTATTAGAATTTCCACATCTAATGTATTTCAGGTGATAACTAATAATCTGGTAAAAGTAAGAGATTTTTTGCAAGAGAACCAGATGAAACTTGAAGCGGTAGCGCAGGTTATCAGCGAGAAATTGGTTGTTGCTTATCAGATGTTAGTTGGTTTCATTAAGGAAGTCATTTTAAGTGGCAAACAATTAACCGCTGGCGGTGTGTTTGACGCTATTATTGATGGTATCAATTGGGTTATTGGCAAAATAGAAATGATGGCAAGAGCTATTATTTCAATATTTGAGTTAGTAGCTAATATTGTCAACTCCGTTTTTGGATGGTTTAGCGGGGAAGAGGCAAGCGGCACAACAATGTCATTTGGCATTAAAGATGCCGGTGATGAAGCAATTAAGGCAGTTGATGATACAACCAACAGATTAAAAGATTCTGGCACAAGTTTAGGTGAAACTGTTAATAAAGTTACTGAAACCATTGCCGAAATTGTTGCCAAACCAATACAAGCTGTTGGGGGCATTATTGACGCGCTTACATCTGTTACAGAGGGCGGTAAAGAAACAATTAAACGTTTTGTTGAAGGAATGGTGGCAGGATTAAGCCCCGAATCATTGGCAAAGGTAAGGGAAGCAGTACTTGACAATGTAATCAACCTGGAAGGGCAGGTTATTGCTCAGGAAAAGTCTATCAAGCTGATTGAGGATTGGGTTGATGAAGCGGCTAAGGAGGTTCAGAGAGCCAGAGATAAATTGCAAATCTTTGACTTGCAAACCGCTGATATTCCTGAACGATACACCAGAGCACGCAGACGACAGCTTGAAACTGAGATAATGGCCGCCGAACAGGAAGAGCGCAGACGCAAAGAAGCTCTTGATGCCGCTAAGGAACAATTAGCTGTCACAAAAGATATACTGGCAGCGCAACGTAATATTCTCAGCAATATCGAAAGTGCGGCAAAAGAGGCGGCCAAACAGTCTGGTTCTGGTATAAATATGGGGTTTGTTGCACCATCAAAAGACCTCGAAGAATATAAGAAAAAAGTCGAAGAACTTACTGATTCATTCAGGGATAGATTGCAACCAACCTTTACCAGATTGCGCGAGGATTTTGAAAAATTAAGTGAGCTTTTTAGAGGTTTGTTTGGGGCTGAAACAACTGGTAAATTCAATGAATTTTATGAGATTGGGGTAGGACTTGCTGATGCTGTTGGCAGGATTGGTGATGGCATTGGCAGTATTATCAACAGTATTGATAGTATTTTTGCCAGTTTGATACCAGGATGGGAAAACCTAGACCCAGGTTTACGTAAAGTGCTGGCCGCGGCAGTAGGGTATGTAGGGATAAAAGCACTGGTCATTCCGCTTTCGTTTGAGATTACAAAATGGGTCTTGGGGGCAACCGTTGGCAAAGCGGCAACTGCTATAGGGGGAAAATTACTCAGCTTATTAGCTGGAACGTCTTTAAGCAGTATTTGGACTATCACTTTATCTATGATTGGCACACTTGGAGGGGCTTTAGCCGGAATGGGTGAAGCTACATTTGCCTCGATAATGGCAATTTTAACAGGAAGTGCGGGAGCCAGTGCGGGGGCATTAGTGCTACCTTTAACGATACTTGGTCTTGAAATATGGTATGGATGGGACGAACTGGTTAAATGGGTAAACGGAGAGAGGGTAAAAGAATTAACCGTATCGTTAAAGTTTATTGGCACAGACGTACTTAACAGAATTTTGACATTATTCGGGATGGAACCTATCACGATTGATGTTGAAGGAACGCAGGTAACACCCGGAACGGATGGGGGGAGTTTACTTGACCTTATCGGTAATTCGTTAGCAGGTGCGGCTGAAGGAACG